AAAATACATACATTGGTTATTATATAACACTAAGATACATCTACATTATCCGCAATTACTAGGTCATGTATAGAACAAACACATCACGATAATTGAGTCTAACTCATAACATCAGACATATACATAGAGGACTAACCAAAAGATAAAATTATGATTTCATAATACGTCACACATGGTTGTAGTTAGTAGTATAATGTCAGAAATCGTTCGACCTGATAATCTTTCAAACAGGGACGCTAACTCCTTTATTATCTCAGTAATCTTTATAGTTTTGTTCAAACTTTAAGTTTAAGTAATCAGCTTGATAATAATCATTGATCCTTTCTGATTCCTCTTTACAGAGCAATTCAAATTTTTCCCTAGAAACTGAAAAACAATCGAGAATTGTTTCCAAATTTTTAGATGGTTCATTACGGTTCTTAAATAAGAGTAAGAGTAAACTTTTATAAATAAATTCAAGCTCTTTCTCTTTTTCACCAAACAATTTAAAGAAAGCATAATATCGACCAAGCTCATCAACATCCGATTGATTAGAGACAACCAAATCGCGAATCCGCCTGCGCAAATAAAAATACCTATTGTGTTTACTTTTAATTTTTTCTGGTCCGTATACCAATTTTTCGTACACGTCTCTTAAACGTGTCGACAAAAGATTCCCATCGAGAATTCTTTTAAGGAAAGAAGCCTTTTCAAGTTTCCCTGAATCAATAACAGAGTTCAAATTATTAGGTAGTAAGACCCGATAATTCAAATTAACCAGAATTCACTCTTCAATTTCTTTCTTGTACTTTACCTCTAATGGCAAATCAGAAGAGATAACGACGTCGTCACCTTGAATCTGGAGACTATAACTAGTTTTAATACCAGCAAAATACGGACATTTTTCGATAACAACAGTTCAAATTATTCACGTAGATATACTATTAATTAAACTTGTAAAAGCGTGGCCCGTAGGTACACCTTTCCTAACACTAAAAATACCACCTGAATTAGAAATATATTTCTTATTTACAAAACTGTTAATAAAATAATTTTTGAATCCTTCAGAATTTTTATGTTTTTCTCAGCAATCTCAAAAAAAGTCAAAAGCTAGAAGTTCGATCGGTTTTTCAACATGTGCATCATGCTTTTTACCGTCAATTTCGTTCTGATAAGAGTATTTAATATTCGTCAAATATCTTCTCTGAAAACCGCAATGCGTATCGGAATGACCTAATCAGATTTCACTTTCGTATAAACCTGATTTAATTCAACTCCCC